GATATTTCCAGCAAACATCTCAATCGTTCCACTGCCATTTGATGCATTAAGAATAATACTTTGTCCACCAAGAACTAATTCTTCAAGAGCAGTTATAACAATTTTTTGAGCAATAATATGCCTTTCACCGCCATCAGCATTTTCTACAACATCACCATAGGCAATGATGTTTAGTGCTTGACCATCTGGATCCGTTCCAGCATTATATTCCAAATTGCTTCTTTCAAAATGTTTTTGTAATTGACCATAAGTTGAAATATCTAGATGTCCACTGCCACCCCCGCGTTTTGGATCGCGTATACCAGTTACAATTTTGATGGCACCAGCATTATCCATACCAATAAAACCATCTGAAGGACCATCAATCCTCAACATGGCAGTTTGTTTATCTGGATATAATCTTTCGTAAAGATGGGATTTTGTCAGAGCACCTTTATAAATTGTACTTAATCTAGGAGCTTCTGCTAAACTTTGAGTTTCATTAGGAGTTGATGGTTTAGTAGATGGACCTTTTGTTTCTAAATTTTTATATGTTTGTGGTGTAGCAGCTTTCTGCCTTGGGTCAAAGTTAGCCCTTAATGAAGGATCTCTAGCACTTGAGCTAGTACCAGTGTACGCTGCCATGACTTACCTCCTATGGACAATCAATATAACGACCAGTTCCAATCTTGGTAGAACCAACCGTAACTAATGCTTCAGTATCAAGACACGCGAGAGCGGGTATCAATTTAGCACCATAACCACCACCACCAACAAGTGATATTTCTGGTAATTCTTCAAATGTCAGTGTTCTATCCAAAATTCTTGCGCCAATCACAAATCCATCATCATTAATGATTGCCTCGGCAATTCCAAGTTTACCGTTAACGTACATATCTGGAGCAGTTGTATATCCAATTCCTGGTCTAATAAGAGTAAATGCATCAATAATACAACGAAGATCTGAATCAGTTGATATATTTTTCTTATATCCATATCCAGGGGATGCAACACGAATTTCAGTCAAAAATCCTTCTTCATCTAATAAGGCAAATGCAGTTGCTCCTATTCCCTCTCCACCAATAAAGACATATGGCGGTTCTCTATATGGAGATCCAGGTTTATCAACAGGAATACTAATAATACCTCCATTTTGATCAGTAATAATTTTTTTAGGATCTACACTTGGTTCTGTAAAATCTTGATATGAAGTTAAAGGAGAATCTCCAATACCCTCATCATAATCTTCAATATCTGATCCAGACCCATCTTTATTGGGATCTGGAATGATTAAGACATTAGTAGATGCACCAGTTCCACTAATAGAGAATGTAAGGGTCTCAATATTTTCTACTTCTTCATCATCAGCAATACCAATAGTTACTTTTGCTGAATTATTACTAATAGTAAATTTACCTGATAATTCATTACCAAGAATATCTTTATTTGAAACTCCAGTTAAAACATAATATGCTATAGTTCCATTTTTTACATTAGATGTTGTAATTGTGTACACAACAAATTCTCCCTCTCGTACAGATGACCTATTAGCTTCAACTTTATATGATGGAGAATTTGGATCATTACTCAACGCTGGATTTTTTTTATCAGTTCCACCACTTATTGGAATGTCAGTTGTTGGGGGAGGAAATACTACTGGTAAAGTTTCATATGGATTAACATCTTTTGGAACATATGGATTTCCAGGTTCTTTGATATCTCTTTCAGTAATTGTACATTTACCGATATTTTTTATAAATTCTGTTTTGATACCTCTACTTTTAGATGGACTGTTTAGAGAAAGTTGAACGAAAAAATCTTCGTCAGGTTCTGTTTCTGTATTGTAAAAAGTTTTAATGGTAATTTTTTTAGATGTCTCATTTGGTGCAAATCCTAAAATATCACTTGCTGCATAGTAATCTTGTCCAGAAGTAGCACTTCCTTCTCCAGTAAGAGTTTTGTATTCAACGGATGATGCTATTTGTGTATATCCAGATCTAGTTACCGTAAAGACAGCATCAAATGCCTCTTCAACTACAATATCGTCAATTGTATAAACGATTTTTCTTTTCTCTGGAGGAGATCCCTTACCATCTGGAGAAAGTATACCACCACTAAATCCAATTGTAGTTACTTCTAGTGACGATCCACTATATGCATCATCACAAGTGTATTGTGTATAGTCGGCACCAGTTACTGGGAATAAATTATCAATATCAGAAAGTAAGTTATCTAAGAAATCTTTATCATTCTTTGGTTCTTCTTTATTACCAGTTGTACAAACTTTTTTATACTTTGAACAAGTTTGATCTGGACCAGAACAAGAAATACCTAGGAGAGAAAGGACATAATTAATAGCACCACCAATAATATTTAAAGGTCCAGCAATCGCACCAAGAATATCTTGTAGTGGTCCTAAAATAGAAGAAAATAATTCTTCCAATAAAGAGTTTATCTTTGATAAGATACCGTTTACTAAAAGATCAATTTGACAAGCAGCTGCCTGATAAATCTGTGTAACAAGATCCATTAAAACATTAGTCAACCATTCTGCTAAACGATCTCCAAGATCTGCCATTTGACATCCAATATTTTTCAATATCTTATTGAAAAATTCTGTAACTGGTGTAAGAACATTTCCAGTTTCAGATGGATATAATAATGCTTTGATTAAGTCGTTGACTGCTGCTTTGAGCTTTTCAATCATAAACCCTTTGATTTTAGCAATAAAGTGACGGACTACTGCCATCAATTTATTAGTATATCTTCTCGCTGTGTTTATAGCACTATAAAGACCACCAGTTGCTTTGTTGACTAATACATCACCTATATTACCACCACTACTCTGTAATTCTGCTAATAATTCAGAAATAATATTTGTAGTTTTTGTCTTAAGATCTGTTTTAGTACATTTTTCTGCTACAGATTGGCACCAGTTTTCTCTCTTATCATTTACTTGATCTGGCGGAACTGGTACTCTATCTTTCTTATTTTTATCTTTTGTACCATCAGTTACTCCACCAGTACTTCTATTTGTTTCTTTGGATGGACCACCCTGTGGATTTTCTGGTGCTGGTTTACCATCTTTTGCTGGATTTATGCGGTCTGCTGGAATTGCAGTTGTAAATGGCAAATCATCTGGTCTAGCATTTTTTACAATTGTAGTAGCGCCAGGTGTTTGACCAATAGAACCCATAATTATTGGTTTTTGTCTATCTGGATCTAGATAAAATCCAACTACCCAGCATCCCTTTACCAATTGAGAACTAGCACCACCTTCGTTCCCTGGCATAAAGGGAACGTTGACTGGCATCATTACATTACACCATGGAAGATCTGCTGTAGGTAAGAGCTCAAAACTATTTGGGTGCTCGCCAACAATCCTTACTTTATAACGCATTCCACCCTTGTTATTGGGTTCATCGGCAGCAGTTCCCTCTACCTTACCAACCCACCAATTGAATCCGTCTTGACCAATTTTTTGAATAGGAAATAACTGGGATAATGCCTGGTCCATATCACTCAATCATCATAAATTTTGCATTCTACAGCACTTGGATTGCTATCACAAAATAGTTCAAGCGACGTTGGATCATGGTCGTCTTCTGGATGACGCTGCTTATATGTTTCTAAAGCAGAGAGTTCCTCTTCTGTATGTCTACGAGCTTGTGGGGATATTTGTGGATCATCAAGAATATTTTTATCCTTTTGAATATGGTCGTCAATAGTTTCCATTAAAGTTTCCTCCTGATACATTATTTAGTGCCATGTTTTGATACTTTATTTTTATCACCGTGAGTGTCTCTAGCAAGACGAAGAGTTGTTGTAAATTTTCCATTAGTCCCAGATGTTCTATTATATGAGTGACTTACTTCAATTACCAAGTATATACCACTATTTTCTGGATCATATGGTTCAGTTTTCAAATCAGCATCTGGTAATTTGTTTATTAGTTTAATATCAATTTTATCTCCTGCACAAATTTTAGAATTTCCTGGCACTACAATAGTAGCAGTTTGATTTGATAAAGTTTCATATCTTGTTATTGATTGAGCAGCATATTCTAAATGTCTCTCTGCATATAGGGATGGACTTGTACTACCATCTTTTGGATATGGAGATGCTGGAGTGATTTCATTATACCAAGTTTCATGATCTAATAGTATTGACATCATTCTAGTGGGATAATCTGCTAAAGTTTTATCTTTAGATAATTTTATCAAAGATGGTTCTGCTTGTGTGCCAAGATGTTTCATATCATCAAAAGCTTCTTTTACATTATAAACATATTCATCATATTGTCCAGTAGAATGATTGAAAAAGCACATTCTAGTGGAATACCTACCCGTTCGCATAGATGTAAGCAAATCAATTTCAGAAGTAAATAACGTACTAGCAATCGTAAATCTATCATCAGCTCCATCAGATTGATTAGCAAGCTTTTCTACATATGGTCCCCAAGGTTTTCCATCATAACTACCATTTGGTTTATCAGAACAAAGTGTATCTACTGAAAAAAAGTTATATCCTCTTCTATTTTCCCAGAAGAAAAATCCAGCACTTCCAGAAACTTTTTGTTCCTCACCCTGTGTTGGAGTATTTGGAAGTTTTGCTGCTGTAGATGGTTTTATTTGACCACTCCCTGGGACACTTTTAGGTAAAAGAGTAGCTATTATATCAAAAACTCTTCTTCTTGCAGCAATTAATTTTATAGAGTAAACACAAGGTTCTGAATAATATTCTTTCTTTGTTTTCAATTCTTTTTTTAGTAGTCCATCAATAATTTTATCTGGAGGTCCATCAATAGATTTTATTATTCTAAGAGACTCGTTATTTAAAGATTCTTCAGATATTAAACCTAAAGTATATGCTTGATCTTTATTTTGAACATAACGATTAGCAATTTTCCAAACTCTGAAATTGTATTCAAATCCAGATGGTTCAATATTAGTTTTTATAATTATTTTTACTAATTCTCCACCTTGTATTGGTAATTTTGTAATCAAACCAGCACTATCAACAACTTCCATCATTGCCATAACAAATGGATATTTTATATTTTCAACATATGTAATATCTGCAACCAGATTTTTTATTCCATATCCTTTGGATCCATCCGCTGGAGAAATAATTACGTCCTTTACTTGAAAATCTGTAGTTGATTGAAATTCTGCCATACCCTTATTATCCTAGTCTCGCAGCTAATATTTCATATGCCCACCCAGGACCAACTAAGGCAGCACCTACTGATGGAATAAACATATTTGGTGCTAATGCACCTTGTCCAGGACTCGAACCACCTTGTGTATTATAAATGTTAGTAGTAGTCCCACCGCCTGTAGTTAATCCCATAGCAGTATATTGAGCTGAAGCATTGGATAGTCCAGTTCCAGGAGCAGGCACTGCCGAAACCGCTTGGGGGGTAGCACTTGCTGATCTAGATGCTGGTTTAGACGCTGCTGCCATATTCGACTCTCCCTGTGGTTTATGAACACCTCCACCAGATTTAGATCTGGGATCTAAATGTCCAACCCAAGTTTTTCCTGACCCAGGTAACATTCCAGTAACACCACCTCTTCCACCTGTATTCTTAACATCAGAGAGTGGAAATGGAACTCTTGTTCCTTTAGGAACAAAAATGTCAACAGATCTACCATCTCCACTATGAGTATGTAATCCGACACCTTTTTTTATCGTATCTTTTATATCACTGAATGACATTCCTGGAGTGAATTTAGTTCCATCGCCAATTTCTACTTTTGTTCCATTTTTTAATAACCCAGCAACAACAGGTGCTACATCATTAACTAAATTCTGTACTGTTCCAGTATTAGTTTGAAAATGTCCATGAACCCATCCAGCAGCATTATTAACCCTTCCAGTTTCGCCAAACATAGCATTACTTCCAGTTCCTCCTGCTGCTGCTATAGCAGTACCATCGACACCCGATTTTAGATATTGTTGAGCAAGTTTCAGTCTTTCATTATATTTTGTATTATTTCTTTGGTTTCTAGCTAATCCTGGTTGACTTCCAGAATATCTTTCAATATCCTCAAAACCAC